ACTTCGCAACCCAGCTGGATTAAACGAAGTTTGCCCACTTCGGGCTGCAGCTGGAGCGTTTCCGTGTCAAAGGCGATAGAAATTGATGTCGAGATCCTATGCAGGTGCTCGACACCGAAAAACAAGTTGTAGTCAGACATGGGTGGTCTTCAAAGAAGTGTGTATTCAGGAAATGGGCCTGTCCATTCGGACTCGTGTTGGCCGTCAGGACTGTACCAGCCGGTGTCATCTATGCGCCATCCAGCTGTGCAACGCTTTAGCGCCTTGTAGTTTTCCCAGACGGGTTCTTCAGGGAAAGGGTTTCCGTAGTCGTGTTCCCAGTCATGCTCACTGATGCCGGTGGGTGTATACCAGCCACCTTCGTCAGCTTCCCAGCCTTCTGCGCTACGCATTTTCCAGAGCTTGTCTTCGTCGGCCATAGCGCGATCAACTTGAGCAGCGTTCGCAGCGTAGTTATCGAACCAGGCCGCAACCCGAAGATTGTAATCTGCGGCTTCACTCTGTGCGTAGCTTGGAACGTGCTTGAGTTTTACGCCTGCAAAGCTGCTGGTATCAAATGGGTGTGTAGACATAATTAAAGAGGAAAAGTTTCGTAAGAGGTTTGCAAGAGGTTTTTGATGATTACCTCTAGCTCTGCAATCCTATCATTGGAGTCAAGGTCGCAGACAATTGGGACTTCAGCTGTAAACCATTTGTAACCACAGGCCGGGCATTTGCGGCCTCTAACCACGCTTGCTTCAAAACGAGGTTTAGTTTGAGTGACCCAGCGGTCACCTTTTTGTGGTGACCGATTGCAGTCTGGGCAATTCATGCAAGAGGATCGTCATAAGGACTGGTTTCAAATTCCAAAATCAAGCGGCATAAGTACCATCTGGCTTTGCGAAGGTCTTCAGCACCATTTTTCTGGCGATACCGCCAGAGGTACTTGATGCAATTGCCGCGCAGATAGCCGATAAACTCATCGAATGTCATTGCGGCTTTGATTGCCTCAATACATTCGACGCCGTTTGCGCTTTGGTAGTGCGCGGGAAAGTTGACAGAATCAGCCATCAGTTGTCCTCCTGTGGTTTTGCTGGGCGCGGAGGCGGCTCGGGGCGGCGTATGGCGCGGAGTGCATTGGATGCCATTTCTCCAAACGGAATACCCAACAGACTGGGGAGGCTTTTCATTTCCTCACAACACGCATCCAGCTCCTGGTCTGCACCCCATTGGGCGGCGCGGTAAGTGATGTACGACTCGAAGAGGTATCGATGTGCTTGACCTTGATGCCAGTCGTCCTCCCACTGCGACACCAGCACAGGCGGTGGGGTAATGGGGCGTTGTTGTTGTTGTCGTTGTTCAGTCATTAATTTTTCTTCTGTGTTGTTGTTGTTGTTGTTGTTGTTGTTGTTGCTGGGCGCATTGCTTTTTGAAGTTCAACAATAAAAGATTTTACGGCTCGCATGTCATCAGCATCAAAAATGATTAGATTGCCATGATAAACACCATTGAACTTTTCGTGAAGTATCTCATCAGTCAGTGGGTGTTGGTTAGTCATTGTTGTTTTCCTGTGTTGTTGTTGTTGGGCGCATTGCTTTCAACTTTTGACCAAAATCAAGAAGATCCTGAATGTCAGTCCTTGGTGATTCCAAGCACTGCTCCCAGGCTGTAATCACCTTCTCAAGCTGCCAATCGGCAGCGGCTCGCATCTCGATGTAGTCGTGTTCCGATTCAAGAGGGAAGGTCACAAGTCCTTCGCAGATCTCGTCAGTCAGGGGGTGTTGGTTAGTCATCGTCAAAAGTAATTGGGGGAATAACGCACCAATCGGTGATCCAGGGCAACATGCGTAGCACCTGTTCCTGCGTTGGTGCGTTTGTGTGGTCTAGTGGTTCGTCCCAAAGAATGAATGCCTGGCAGTGGGCAGAGTCAAACTCAGGTGGGTCTAGGTGTGTTGCAGGTAAGACTTGCACAGCGTCATCCACAATGGCTTGGACATGCAGAAGGTCTGAACCTTTGGTGTAGCTGTAGCTAATTAGCTGGGCGTGGGCCATGGTTGGGCTCCGAACGACTTGCTTACAGTAGCACATTATGTGAGGTGTGCCGTGATGCCAGGAAAAAATTCATGTGCGTAGGTGCTCAGGACGCTGGCATCAATACCAGAATTAAGGGCAATGTCTATGTCCCGCTCCAAGCGGCAGAAGTCTTCAGGCGTGTCGTGGTACAAGTCTTCATAAACACTGATTGGCAGTAGGTCCGTTCCATACGCCATATACCGCACAATCGCCAAATAAGGCGTCGGCCCCTTGAGTTCGTAGTACGTGATGGTAGCCCACTCTTGCATTGGACCGCAGCACTTAACACCAGTCTGAATTAAAAGCCAATCACTAAGCATAATGTAGTAGTAGTGAGCATTTTTTACGGTGGACCCAAACCGCGAATTTATCTACGAACGGTACGCCCGTCAAGTCTCAAGCTGCGAAGACACGAAAGAACTGCAGGAGCTGGCCTGCAAGTTCTTTCGCCTTTACTTAACGCAACAAGAAGTGGTAGCAGGTTTAATCAAAAAAGGCTGGTTACCCGATGACCCTGCACTGCGATAAACGTTGTGCAGTTTCAGCACGGGCGTTTTTGTTGTTGTTTACCTGCGTTGCAGTCTCTTTGTAACAAGCCCGTTTTGTTTCCACAGGAATGGCATTAAACATTTTTGACACCTTGAACTGTAAAAATTCTTCATCTTCGTTCAGTTCCTCGCAATTGCACCGTCCAGCCTGAAGACCATTGGATATAGCACTGATTGCCCAACAACAAAAAGTTGGCGACTCCAGCAAATCCCTAAGCAGAATGTTCTCGGAAGCAACAAGCACTTTTTCGGGCACATCAAATGTAGGCATGATCTTGATTAGTAGTAGGGTAATGAACCGCTGAGATCCTACACGAAATCGGCGTCAAAATCACCAGCCAAGAATTTATTTATCAATTTCTTCAAAAAGTACGTCCTTTTCACATCTATATCATCCAATTTTGCATCCATACGCTCCACCAAATCCGCAGGCATGTTGCTCACGGTAAAGGTTTGTTTTTGTGTTGGTCCGGTCTTAAGTAACTCTAATTTTTTATTTTCCGACTTAAAAATGTTGAAAGACCTTATAAGCGTACCAAAGGCCTTGTTGTCATACTTTGTAGAGGGCTGCTGAGCAAGCACCCTAACAATAGTGCCAGGCTCAATACTGGCGATGATTTCTTGTTGCTGCTCGATAGACATATCGCTGTTGCAGTAGCAGCGCATACTGGTGGCCGCATTATTTAAACGGTCATATATCTTTTCTGAAGGATTAACAATTACACCTTCAATATATGGACGTTTTTTGCTATCAGTAGCGGCAAAAGTTACACGAACTTCAACAGGCAAACTGTCTGAATACTTACCCACTCTAAAACTGACTTCGGTTTCTTGTGACAGCATGTGAAGGCGGGTAACGCCCTCACATACTACACAGACAAACCTAGATCAGTCGGACCACTTGTTCCAGGCCGCGTCCATCAGGGCGTCTGATTCCTCCTTGGTACGGTCCATCTCCTTCGCGCGGGGATATTGCCCTGAGTGTCCAGTATGGGCAGAACCCGCACCACCACTGGCTTCTGAGGGTGGACACCCCCCTAAATCAGCGGCAATGTGTCCAGTCTCGGCATCCGCACCTAAATCTAGGGTGGACACTTCTTCTTTTTCTGAGGTGCTGTCCACCCTGAGATCCGTTCCACTGGAAGGCTTCTTCTTGGGTGGACACACATACGCAACCTCTCCACACGCGAGGACAGCCTGGTACGTCTTTTTTCCGTACCTACCAACCCCTGGAACTTCAACAATTAAGCCGCGCTTTACAAGCCGTTGGAGCGACTTCTGGATAGCAGCCGTTTTTCCACCCACTACTGGGTCGGAATTGAGGTCTGTATTGGAAAATGCACGAGGGTGCCCAATACGAAGCCTCTGGAGCACCTTGTCAGTGACGCTGGAAGGCGATGTATTGCTGTCATCGACCTCTGGGGTGAAATCAGCCACGGAGAAGCTCAGGTCGTCCTCCTGGCGCATGATGAGCGCCGTACCAGAACGACCAAACCGTGACTTTTCAATCGTGACAATTCGGCTGTGCTCTGGAACGGAACCTTTTTCAACTTCTTCCTTGCTGGGCTTACGCAGTGACAGTGTGGTATCCACAGCATCCCGAATGGCAGAGGTGCCACGGAAACCGCCCTGCTTGTTGGCGTGGTGGATGATCAGGATGGTTGTCGCTGGAAACAGCACCCCGTTATTCCTGGTCAACCAATACAGCGGCGTCGCAAAGTCAGATTTGTTTTCATCAAATGCCCTACCACCAGAGCAGCCGATCAGCGAGTCAATAACAACAAGCTTGGGCTGGACCTTTTCCATCAGCTTGATGAACTGGGCGTAACGCTGGAGCGACCAGTCCGTGAGCAACTTGGTCCTGTCATCCAACGGGTATTCAACCTCTTCCAGCTGCTCTTTGAGCTGTAGAAGCGGCTGGTCACCATTCAGGAGCAGCACAGGGCCTTGCTGGACTGGAACGTGCTTCCCCCGGACCACAAAGGGTGCTCCAGTAGCGATGTGCTTTGCCAGGGTCCAGGCAAACATAGATTTGCCGTCACCACCAGCGCCATAAATCAGGGCAACGGAAGGGTGCGGAAGCACATCAGGGATCAGATATTCACGCTGACCGTCTAAATCCTGGAGCGCAGACACATCCATAAGCCCCTTAGCGCCTTCAAACTGAATCTGGTCAACGATTAGTTTTTCGAGTGCAAATTGGTCCCGGTAACCAGCATCCAGGGCCAAGCTGTTGAGCTTGAAGTTCATCTCAGCGGGGTTATCCAGCTCCAGATAGGACCGAGCCTTTTGAATTACTTCTTCAAACGACAGCGAAACACGCTGATAGAAAACAGGCTTGGCCTCAACTTCATCAACAACTGAGCCGCAGCCATCACGGGTGAACCTTGCCCGTTCTGGGTCGTAATGATCAGCTAGCCGGATAAGGCTCCCAAAGCCCAGACCACCTTGTTTAAAACCAGCATCCCAGCGGCTTTGGCAGGGGTCTTTGCCATCAGCCCAGTCATTTTCGTATTCAGAATCCTGGAGCGACCATTCACGCCACAGGTTGAGACCTTCATCACCAGGCAGGTCGGACTGGAGCATCGCACCGATCTGCCACCACAGCTGCTCAGAGCCCCTGCCTTGTGGCTGGATGACAGACAGACAGGACTGAGCAATGGCAATCCGTTCTTCGGTGGAACGCATTGACCAGCGGCCATCACGGAGGGACTTACCGACCTTTTTGTCGTTCTTAGCCTTGAACGACTGCTTCATACGCTCTAGGAGCCACCCAGGAGCCTCTGGAACGGCGTTTAGGTCGCCTTTAAGGGTGTATGTACCACCAGCGGGGTAGGCACCGTTTAGAAGCCCTTGGCGGCCCCACAGAACTTCCCAGCCTTCACCGCTAGCAGCGAGGCTGATGTCCGATACCTCAGTCCAAAGTTCCTGCGGAACGGTGAACAGAAATTTTGCAGCCGCTTTCTTGGGCGATGTAATGCGTGGAGCGTTAGCTAGGTCTTTGCCCCACTTGGCCACAACAGCGCCGAGGTTGGCATCAACGTCGAGGATCACCAGCCCTTCAGAGCGTGGTCCTGTAAAAACACCAACAGCCTGAAAGGTTTCGGGCTGACGCTCGATGACCATCGCCGTGGCTTCGGGCGCCATCTTGTCGTGGTGCGCCCTACCAAGGGGATTCTTGCCGCAGGCTTCGCCACCTTTCGGCAGTGGAACGCCTTTTTTGTAGATAGGCGCTGTTGCCCAATGGTTCGGCAAAGACCGAACAAACGACAGCAGATTCATTTGCTAAACTCCTACAGGGTTGCACAGTTATGCGCCCTAGAGTCTGACCAACTCTGGGGCGTTTTTCATTGTAGCGAAGCTGTCCACCCTCATCAGTGTGCTACTATTGCCAAGCACCGGGCAGTTCTAGCCCACAGCTAAAGCCATTAAATGGGTTTCCTAAAGAACAAAGAGGCCGTTGCAGGCAACGCAGGCGGCGGTTATCTAAACCCCAGCAAGATCCAGGCAGGCAGCCAGGTTCGTTTTGCTTTGCTGGCCGAAGAGCCACTGGAATTTTATGAGTGCTGGGGCGAAGCTACAGACGGCAGTGTCAGGCCATTCAGGTTTCTTGACGATCCATCACCCGCTGATGTTGAGCAGGAAATGGGGCCAGGCTATTCACGCCGGATGAACCGTGAAGGCACTGGACCGGAAGCCGTCAAGTTTGCGATTGCTGTGCCCTGCTACAGCCACGACACAAAGACCATTCAGGTTCTGAGCATCACCCAGAAGTCAATCATCAAGGAATTTGACAGCCTTTCCCAAATGCCAGAATACGAAAATCTGATGGAATGGGACTTTGTTTTGAGCAAGGAAGGCTCAGGACTGAACACGGAGTACACGCTACGGCCTGTACCTCGTAAGTCCAGCCAAGCGGTGCTGGACAAGGCGTGGGACGCAGCATTAAAGGCTGGTTTTGACATCACCAGGCTGATTGCTGGTGGTAACCCATTCAAGGAAGCTGCCTAGCACTTTGTCGATTGTGAACTCGCCTGCTAGAGCGACGAAATCTGGTTGCCAGTCATCAAGACATGGCCGTGTTGCTTTTAGCATTACAATGATGGAGGTAAAGGCAGTTCGCAAGGGCTTAAAGCTCCGACAAAAGATCACCATTGGGTGATGGTGGTCTTTTTTTATGCTCGAAATCTTCAATTCAGCTAATAGAGCCCCGTGTTCCTATGGCACGGGGTTTTTTTGTGGCTATAGTAGATATGGGAAAGAGTATTTTATGACCACTAGGGAGCAAGTACAAGCACAACGAGAACGGCAGAATAGGCTGGAACGTATGTACATGGACGATGGCCGAGACAACCCCCAGCACCCCTACCACAGCTTGTACACGGGACTCAATCAAGCTGCCGGAGACACAAATTGACACCGAGCCTGACTCGATGGTACGTATCACGGTTGGCGATAAGGTTGGTTGGGTTAGTTCATATCACTTAATAGTCCCAAAGGAAAATCAGCTTATAAACGCATGGCTAGCCAAACACAGGAAAGGCTGAATAACCTAGGTAAAAGTACCCTGGTACGTGATGATTCTGGCCCTTTCCGCGTGTATCGGGATGACGCTGGCAGCGTTTTTCACAGTGTTACGCACATTCTCAAAGAAACGGCACCCGAATGGCAACAACAAGCCCTGGAACGGTGGCTATCTAGACCGAGTGCTACAGAAGACCGCGACATGGCTGCAAAGCGTGGAACGCTTGCCCATGATCACGCGGAACGTCTACTACGAGTCACCAGAAAACTCGCCATTCAAACCGCCACAAAACGAAAAAGCCTAAAACCCAACCAGCAGGGCCTGGAACGTTGTCCACCAGCCATCACCAGCTGGGCGCTCGATAAGGCCATTCAAAGCGCACCTAGGGTTGCCTGGAGCGCATCAGGCTATGCACGCGGCCTACGGGGGTGGATCGAATCCAACCTGGCGGCCATTCATGCGATTGAATTCAGCATCCGGCATCCGCTTGGATTTGCTGGAACGGCAGACGCCCTGCTTGAGGTAAAAAACCGTAAGGGCGTCTATGTAGTGGACTGGAAAACCAGCGTCCGCGAAAGAAACGAAGACATGTTACAAAACTACATAGACCAATGCGGTGCGTACTCGCTGGGGCTACGTGAAATGACCGGCATTCAAGCGGCTGGAGCGTTAATCGTGGTGGCACGCCGCACCGGAGCCCCACAGGTCCGGGAGCTATCCGCACTAGAGCTGATCGGCGCCGAAACGCGATTCAAAGAGCGCGTGGAGCGCTATTTCTCGGGCCTAGCGGCCCTCGAAAAATCGCATTCGTAGCGAGTTACGCATGCAAAGCCATGCGTTATAGGACTCTTTAAGGCTCAAAGGTTTGCATTCATGCAGAAAAACCATATTGCTAACCCCTGGAACGTGCTTTTTAACCAGGCGCCGTACAACCGCATCGTCCATGTATCCAATACTTACTGCACGTTCTTCAGCCCCATTTATGGTTAATAACCAGTGTTTTTCCTGGAACGTGGGATCATCTGCCAATTCAGCTTCTGATTTATAGGTGCTTGCAAATCTTGTGTGGAAGAAGTGATGTTTCCCATGTTCCTTGTAATACATTGATTTGGTTTTATTTGGTGCTGTACTGTAGCGCATCACCGTAATTCCTAATTTGCCATTCAAGCAGCCACGGCCTAATTTGCCATTCAAGCAGCTGGAACGTGCTTCCACATTTCGCCAGCGCACGGCGTGCCGCGGGGTGCACTGACGTGGATATTACGAAATATTTCAGCGTGGAGCGTCCATCGCCCATGGTGAGCAGAACCAAACGCGGGCACCCCGTAACTACTGGAGCGCTTCACGCCAGGGCGCTGGCGGGGCCGCGAAAAAACTGCGCTGTTGCTTATTGCAAATGCTTCTCAACAGCAATAAGTAACAAAAATGATAATGATAATCATTCTCAGTAAAAAATGAGAATGAGAACCATTATCAAAAATTGGTTAAAAAACGGGGCCTTTTTTTTTTAGTGAGTTAATAACTGGCACGGGCTCAAGCGTGGGGCGATTGCAGCGGTAGAAGCTTCTCTTGCTTTAAGCCACGCCAGGCCCGGGCTTTATCCATGGATTGAACCAGTTTGGCCATGGCTGGAACGTCACCACTAGCGGCCGCAATATTGAAATGATGCTGAAGCGTTGCGAGAATTGAAAGTGGTTCGAGGTCCTGTTCTGATTCTGCTGGTCCGTCATCGCTGGAATCTATGGTCTGCTGTGCCTGCCGGATGGCGTCATAAGAGACGGATCGGCTGATACCGAACCGGACTGATGCCATGGTTGCCGCGCTGGAATGTGCGATCCCAGACTCCAGCCAACCGCGGATAACGGATTGGCGCTGCTCGATTTCAAGTTGAGTTGCCATGATGGGGCGAGACTGTACGAAAGCACAATAGCAGGAAATGCAGGAAATACAGGACAATCGGCGAGTGTTGGTGCGTTTCGGGCTTGTGGCTTGACGGTTCCTTC